AGCTTCGATACGGTCTTAAGGTTTAACAGCTTCAAGACAAAAGGCTACGAAGAGTACACTGGCACAAAGACAGACATATGGTTTACTGTAAATAGGGCACACATACAAAACATAAATGATTTTGATGAGGTTGTAGTCCACTCTTGGCAGTGGGATAAAGATCTGTGTAAGATCTATAAAGAACTAGCTTCATTGAGAGAGTGCGGCAAGACAGAACAGAACTTTGTAAGGGGCACAATACCTCTAACAAGTCCTAGCACCGGCATTATGGCCATATACATGATGCTCGAAAGATATGATAAGGTTTGCATAACTGGATTTGACTGGTGGGACAGGAAAAAACATCACTATGGAGACAACGAGGCTAGGGGAACTTTACATAAGCCTCAAGAAGAGTACAAAGTAATACAAAGATTCGTAAAAGAAAACAAGATATATTTTCTAGGTTAAACGAGGAACAAAATGAAAGCTATTATTTTCGGAATAACAGGACAAGACGGTAGCCACTTGGCAGATCTACTACTGAGCAAGGGGTACGAGGTTGTTGGCGTTTGTAGAAGGGTCAGCACAGACAACATGGGTAGAATAAAGCACATTATTAATAACCCTAGCTTCAAAGCGGCTCAAGGAGACATCACCGATGTTCATAGCGTCATCAAGATTCTAAAAGAACACGCGGACGTAGATGAAATCTACAATTTGGCCGCACAAAGTCATGTAGCAGTGTCTTTTAAGCAACCGGGACTAACTTGGGATATAACTGGAAAGGGCTGTTTAAATATCTTACAGTCAATAGATGACTTAAATATCCTTGGTGTAAGATTCTATCAGGCCAGCTCAAGTGAGATGTACGGCAGAAATTATGATATAGACAGAGATCAAAATAAATTTCAAAACGAAGAAACTAAATTTTTACCACAAAGCCCGTATGCTATAGCAAAGTGTGCTGCTCACCATATGACCAGACTGTTCCGTGAGGGGTATAATGTGCACGCGAGTTCAGGTATCTTATTTAATCACGAAGGCCCACGAAGAGGCGAGACATTTGTTACACGCAAGATTACCAAGTGGATTGGTGATTTTATAAAGAGCGGTAGTTCTAAAGATTTCCCAAAATTGAGGCTAGGTAACCTAGAAGCATTTCGAGACTGGGGATACGCTGGAGATTATGTGGAAGCGATGTGGATTATGCTACAACAGGACGACCCCGATGATTACGTTATATGTACTGGAGAAACCCATACGATTCGAGAGTTCCTAGACGTGGCGTTTTCACACGTTGGTATAGACGACTGGTCAGGCTTGGTTGTTCAAGACCCAGAGTTTTACAGACCTGCCGAGGTTGACTATTTAAGAGGAGACAATGCTAAGGCCAGAGAGGTTCTTGGTTGGGAGCCAAAACATTCGTTTGAAAATCTAGTAGAACTTATGGTAGCTCACGATTTAGAAAACTGATATATGAAAATATATAAAATCTACATGGACTTATCCTTAGTTATATCAAGACTTAAGAAGTTTAGATTATATGAGTATTCCAGTAGCTTTCCCACTATTTTTGTTGACGCCAGAGATCCCGACGAGGCTTGCCACTTGGCTTACTTTAGACTTGTAGAGATATTGCTAAAACAAGATAATTCACCAGAGACAAGCTCTTTGGCCAAAGACATACTATACGACATAACCATAAGAAGTATACAGGCCCCCAGATGAAAAGAAACTACGACGATCCAGTATACAAAGACTGGAGAAAGAAAGTGTTAGCAAGAGATGGACGCAAGTGCCAAATGCCACGCTGTAAACATTCAAAATTCTTACAGGTACATCATATAAAAAAATGGTCTTCTGCATCCGCACTTAGATTTGAAACGAACAACGGGATAACACTTTGTGCTAGGTGTCACAAAGAAGTAAATAGAAACGAACACTTTTATGAATCATTATTCTTAGAAATAGCGAGAAAGAACAGTGGCTAAGTCCAAACCATTTACAATTATAAAAGACACAAGAGAACAAGAAGGCTATACTTTTGAGCCGAGTAGCTCTAGGTATCATACCTGCAATGGGATGATTAACAGAAAACTTGACACGGGAGACTATAGTATTGAAGGCTTAGAAGATAAGCTATGTATAGAAAGAAAGGCCAGTGTTGTAGAATTTGCTAACAATGTTGGGCACGACCAAGTGAGGTTTTTAAAAGAGATAGAGAGAATGAAGGAATTTCCATATAGATTTATGATCTTTGAGTTCTCATTAACAGATCTTATGAATTTCCCAGAGGGGTCAAGTATACCAGAAGCGGACTGGGGAAAGCTAAAGGTTACAAATAAATTTATGTTAAAGACGATAATGGAGTTTCAACTTTTTAGCGATGTGCACGTTCTGTTCTGTGACTCCAAGAAGAATGCGAAATGGGCAGTTTTGAGTATTATAAAGAGAGTCAATGAACTTTTCTGAGACTAAGGAGGCTTCCACCATGGTAACATCGGATGTATTGTCTGATATACAATCTTATGGCATTGACCTTAAGAATAGGGAAATATACTTGCATGGATACGTTACAAACACAGAAGACGATCCGGGTGTGGACTATAAAATGGCGTCAACCTTCTATAAGAACATAAGAATTCTAGATAAGATTTCTAAAGACCCAATAATTATACATATGCATAGCGTGGGCGGCAACTGGAATGATGGAATGGCTATTTATGACGCTATAGTGATGTGCAAATCTCGCGTTACAATAATAGTTTACGGCCAAGCAGAGTCAATGAGTAGTATTATTTTACAGGCAGCAGATAAAAGAGTCATGATGCCCAACTCTTATTTCATGTGCCATTTCGGTTCCACTGGCATCTCGGGAAATTTCCTAGATGTTCAAAAAGGTGCAGCTTTCGAAAAAAGAATTACGGAATCAATGTTAAACATGTATTCAGAATCTTGCGTCAAGGGCAAATATTTCAAGGATCACTATTCAAATCCCGATCAAGACAAGACCAAAAACTATTTAAAAAGAAAATTTAAGGATGGCGATTGGTATCTAGACGCCAACGAGTCTGTATATTACGGGTTTGCCGATCTAGTGTTAAACACGAGAAAATTTTCCTCGATAGACAGTTTAAAATAAAGGGTGAGTAAGCTAATGGAGAGCCCTTATAAACCACCAAAATCAGATCCTCCAGAAACCGAAGAGACAGACCCAGATTTAATGTACAGGGACTGCTTCGCCTACGGAATAATGGCCTTAGCCTTGTTCTACACCATAGATACGATAGTCAGGCTTGTTCAAAGGTTAGATAAATTATGAGTGAATTTAAAGTTATAGAAGAGGCTTGGCTAAATTTAGATATAGGCGACGAAAAGCTTTTTAACCCATTTAGCTTCGTAAACTTTAACGATGACGACTACCATTATAAAATGCTTTGGCTAATGACTAGGCCGGAGTATTTCTCTTTCTTATGTAAACAGATATTTAATATAAACATACTCCCCTCTCAGGCTTTATTCTTGTGTGAGATGTGGGATAGAAGATTCCCCATGCTCATAGCTAGTCGTGGTTTTGGTAAATCTTTTATACTGTCTTTATATGCACTAATGCGTGCCCTACTGCTACCAGAACGAAAGATTGTAGTTGTAGGTGCTGCCTTTAGGCAATCTAAGGTTTTATTTGAATATATGGAGACGATTTGGAACAACGCTCCGATACTTAGAAGCCTGTGCGATGTCAATAGCGGACCAAGGAGAGATGTCGACCGATGCGTTATGCGTATAAACAAATCTCGCGTAACATGTCTCCCTCTGGGTGATGGGCAAAAAATTCGTGGACAACGTGCCAACGACATCATAAGTGACGAATTTGCATCAATACCTAGGGATATTTTTGAAACTGTTGTTGCTGGCTTTGCGGCCGTAACAGCCGATCCGATAGAAAATGTAAAAAAAATAGCAGCTAAAAAGAAGGCTGAGGAGCTAGGTATACAACTTGAAGTACAGTCAGATTCAATAATTGAGCAAAAGAATAACCAAATTATCCTTTCAGGCACAGCCTATTACGATTTTAACCATTTTGCTGAATACTGGAAAAAATGGAAGTCCATCATAGCAAGTCAAGGTAGACTCAATAAACTTAGAGAGATATTTGGTGAAGACCCGCCAAAGGACTTTAACTGGAAAGACTATTCAGTCATCAGGGTTCCTTACGAACTCTTACCAGAAGGCTTCATGGACGCCTCACAGGTTGCCAGATCAAAGGCGACGGTACATGCTGGTATTTATCAGATGGAGTTTGGAGCGTGCTTTACACGTGATTCTCAGGGCTTTTTCAAGCGTACCTTGATAGAGTCATGTATTGCTAATGACGGTTCTAACGACTCAACTATAATAAAAGATAGTAAAGATGAAGACATAGTCTTTGAAGCCAGTCTCAGAGGGGATACAAAAAAGAAGTACATATTTGGTGTTGATCCAGCCTCTGAGGTTGATAATTTTAGTATTGTAGTACTAGAGGTAAATCCAGACCATAGGAGAATTGTTCATTGCTGGACAACCAATAGGTCAGAACACAAAATGAAGGTCAAAAGTGGATATTCCGCAGAGAGCGATTTTTATTCCTACTGTGCTAGAAAAATAAGAGATCTTATGAAAATGTACCCTTGTGTTCACATAGCCATGGATGCACAAGGTGGAGGCATCGCCGTAATGGAATCGTTACACGATACAGATAAGATACAAGACGACGAAGTAGCTATATGGCCAACTATAGATGAAGATAAAGAAAAAGACACAGACGACAACAGGGGTCTACACATATTAGAAATGTGTCAATTTGCAAAATACGAATGGCTAGCAGAAGCTAATCACGGCCTCAGAAAAGACCTTGAGGATAAAGCTGTATTATTTCCAAGATTTGACGCTATAACATTAGGCCTATCAAACGTAGAGGATGGCTTAAAAGGTAGAGTATTCGACACGCTTGAACAATGCGTCTTAGAGATAGAAGATCTTAAAGACGAATTAACAATGATACAGATAACACAAACGCCAAGTGGCAGAGATAAGTGGGACACACCAGAGACCGTCATTGGGACTGGCAAAAAGGGTAAGCAAAGAAAAGATCGTTACTCGTCCCTTATTATGGCAAACATGGCCGCCAGAACTTTAGCCAGACTACCCGAGGCGACGATATACAATTTCTACGGAGGCTTCGCAACCATTGAAAAAACAGAGAAAAAGGGAAACATGTACTCAGGACCGAGCTGGTTTACGGACTCTGTAGAGGATACTTATTAGATTTTGAATTTATTGTGTATAATGTATTGATAAACATTCACAATGCATTCTAACTAATCGTATAGGAATCAAAATGGCTGACGAAAACAAAGACCACCTAATAACTTGGAATGATTCTGACTTGGCAGGAAAAGCCAAAGCCTTTGAGCAATTCGCAGAGTCTCAGGATGCCTACGAAGGAGTGACCAAGGGTAGCCACAGAGAATATCTAGACATTGAACCAAACAGGTCTGTGAGACCTAGCTTTGGACATAGTGATTATTACGCCTTTAGACCGGACGAACAGGTTCCTCGACAGGCAAAGCGTATAATTAAGATGTGTATGGACGCATATGATAAGGTTGGTATCGTCAGAAATGTTATTGACTTAATGGGTGATTTTGGATGTCAGGGTATCAACGTAGTTCACGAAGACAAGAGTGTAGAGAAGTTCTACCAACAGTGGTTTAAAAAGTGTAACGGAAAAGAGAGGTCGGAGAGATTCCTCAATCAGCTTTATAGAACAGGACAAGTATTTGTATATAAAAGCTATGCAAACGTTACCCCCGAGATCAAAAAATATATCAAATCACTAGCAAAAGACATCACGCTAGAGGTTCCCAAGATCCAAGAAAACCTAGTTCCTTGGAGATATAACTTTTTAAATCCGCTAAACATAGATGTTAAGGACGGTAGTATTAATCTGTTCTTAGGTGTAAAAAACTATGAACTTACAGCAAATTCGTTTTTTGATAATTTCAAAGACGGAGGTGTTCCGACCAAAATTTTAGAAACCTTACCGGTAAATGTTAAAAACGCAATCAAGCAAGGAAAGAAAAAGATAGAGCTTGAAAAAGATAGGCTTAGTACTTTTTATTACAAAAAGGACGACTGGCAGCAGTGGGCACACCCTCTAACCTATGCAATTCTAGATGACATCATCATGCTGGAAAAAATGAGATTAGCTGACCTGTCGGCACTAGACGGTGCGATTTCAAACATTAGACTCTGGACGCTTGGTAGTCTAGACCATAAGATCCTCCCTAATAAATCAGCAATTAATAAGCTTAGAAATATATTAGCAAGCAATGTCGGTGGAGGAACCATGGAGCTAGTTTGGGGGCCAGAGTTAAGTTATACAGAATCAAATAGTCAGGTCTACAAATTCCTAGGCTCTGAAAAATACACCTCTGTTCTAAACAGTATCTACGCCGGACTAGGAGTTCCCCCAACCTTAACTGGTGCCAGCACCGGTGGAGGGTTCACTAATAACTTTATATCCTTAAAGACCTTAGTAGAGAGACTACAGTACGGCAGAGACCAGTTAACCAAATTCTGGGAAGCTGAAGTCGAGTTTATAAGAAAGTCTATGGGCTTTAGAAAAGCAGCTCATATAACGTTTGATCAGATGAGCCTGTCTGACGAAGCCTCAGAAAAGAACCTCTTAATACAGTTGGCAGACAGAGACATTATTAGCCAAGAGACCATTCTAGAGAGATTTAAAGAGATACCCTCCGTTGAAAAAATGCGTCTAAAAAGAGAACGAAAGAGCCGCAATAATGAAGCCTATCCAGACAAGGCTGGCCCATTTCATAATGCTAATCATAAACAAGAGCTTGAGAAGATTGACAAACAAGCAGAGGTCAATGAGAATAAAGACAAAGGGGCACCGGGCAAGGACAACAAAGAGATAAAGAAGAACGGTCGCCCACCATTCGCTCCAGACAAGGAGCCAAGAAAGAAAAGGGTTGAAACCCCGAAGTCTAAACCCGGACTAGCAGATTTGATCGTGTGGACAAACGATACTTTTGAAGATATTTCAAGCACGTTAAACAAAGCGTTTCTAGGGGTTAACAAAAAAAAGAACCTTAGACAACTAACCAAGTCTGAGGTGTGCACACTTGAAACTCTTAAAATTCATGTGTTAACGAACCTCGATCCGATGACACCTACGGACGAGAGCTCTATTATGAAGGCCCTATCCTCCGCAGAAAGAACCCCTAAAGCTTTCAGTGACAAGCTTTCCGATGAGAATATCTCCGCCTCAGAAATGCCAATAAATTCATATAAAAAGAAAGTCATTGGTGCTTTCGTGGAGTATTTTTTCGAGATTTCTTAGTGTTTTTTCATTTTTTTTACTTT